TGAATCCGAACATTACATTGGACATCGTGAAAGCAAATCCTGATAAGCCCTGGGATTATGAGTTATTATCGTCAAATAAAATGAACCGCTTCACGTTTCCGCTGTGTGTCATGAAACGGTGGGCAAAGGAACGGTCCGCTCTTATCAAGGAAGAACTGGTAGCAAAAGCTTGGCATCCTTCACGAGTTGAAAAATGGCTAGAAGCAGGATTGGATATTGATGATTGTTAGTATCAAAATGACTATCAATACATTCTGGAAATACATTCTTGATAATCCTGATAAAAAAAGGGATTTTAATAAGTAAATATTTCTTCGCATGTAAAGAAATATTTACTTATCACAGCAGATGAATAGTTATATTAGACCCGGTGGAGATATTACAACTTTATTAGATTTAACAGATAGGGATGAACAAGATAATGATTTTTTTCCATTAGAAACAAATGTAACATGGTTTACACGTAATCCAAATCGTAGAAATATTCCTTTTGTCCCAGTGATTCAAGATTTTTCTTTTCGCGGACCAGCCAATTATGGACAACGATTTACATTCGATATTGGTTCTGTTCCATGTGGTGATATAATTCTTGGAACTGCTATTCAGATTCAATTATCTCATTGGTTAGATATTACAACATTATTAAATATTTCTACAGGTGCATATATATATGATCCCTATAATATAGATAATAATATAGACCCATTTTTTTTTGCTAATTCTATTGGTTCTATTCTAATTCAAAAGGCTGAATTAGAAATAGATGGTGTTACAATTGAAGAACTTGATGGAGACTTTATTTATGTGTATAGTAGTCTTGCTACAGATTTAAATCAACAATTTGGTTTAGCAACAGATGCATTAGGATTAGTGTCAACTCCAGATTTATTATCATGGAATCCTCAAAGAAATTTTCCAATAGAAGATGGTAATATTTTTTGTATGCTTCCTTTTTTTTATATGAGAAATCGTTATCGTGAGAGTCTTCCTATGATAGCAATAAAAGAAGGTTCTGCTCGTATTCATATTACATTTCGTCCATTTGATTATGTAGTAAGACAATTAAGAGGATATAGAGATACTTGTACATCCACACCATTAGGAAAACTAGTATCATTTAATAATACAAAAATACAAAAAATAATAACACAAACAATACCAGATTTTCAACAAGTAAAACTTATTACATATGGAGCATATCTAAGTGGTGAAGAACGTAATAAAATGTTACGAGATCCATTTGAACATTTGATAAGAGAGGTTCAGACATTTACATTCGATGAGCCATTAAAATATGTTGTTTCTAAAATAGGAAATGATAGTATGACAATTCAACTACCTTTAGAGGCGAATCATCCACTAGAAGAAATTATTTGGTTCATCCGTAGAAAAGCAACAAATATTAATAATGAACATACTAATTTCAGTAGTGTTATTGAACAAGAATATGATCCTATATTTAATCCAAAAATGCCATTATTAAAATCTGCTAAGATACAAGCAAATGGAATTACATTATGTGATGCTCCAGAACAATATTATAGACAATTAATCGCAAATCATCATAAAGGCGGTATTGTAGCATATAATAGGTTTATATATGGATATCCATTTGCTCATCATCCATCAGAAGAACATCAACCATCTGGTAGTCTAAATGCAAGTCGTCTTCAGAGTTTACGTCTGACATTAGAAGTAAAACAACCAGAATCTAATTTTGATACTTCATGGGAAGTAAAAGTATTTTGTATTGGATTAAATTGGTTACGATTTGAAAATGGTATTACGAATAAATTATTTACTGATTAATAAATTGTATTTTTACGATTGGAACTCTTGTAAAAGGATCTTTTTCTTTATTAGTTTTTAAAATATTATATAATTCAGACAAAAACGCTTTTTGTTGTCTAACTTGATAATTTTTTATAACTTAATCTAAGATTTTTTTAACCACATCATTATATATAACAATATTTCATATTTTTGTATATACATATACTTTTGAACTATTTGACCATGACATTGGTAAACTAATATAATTTATCTGTTTAAATTGTATATTTGAATGTGATTTTGAACATATAATAATACAACCAGATTTTATTTCATTTGCTAATTTCTCAAATATTTTTTCATTAATTTGTTTATCAAAACATAGATTGGAAATAAATATCCAACAAGCATTACTGTAATTTACAGAATCATCTAACATAGATATACATACAATCTCAATTCTTTTTCTTAAACTTTCATCTTTAATACGTTGTAAAGCAGTATTTGCGCATATAACTCTTTCTGGGACTATTTCAATACCGGTAGATTTCAGAAATGAATGATGTGTTGCCATACCAATTACAACTTTACCAACCCCGCATCCAATATCATAGAAACTACGATATGATGGTGAGATTTTAGATAATGGAGCATATTTAGAAAAAATTTCATATAATACTGGTATACTTTCAGGCAATACTTCGCCATATGTTGTTTTATGATCTGGATATATTTCTTTATAACTACCGAACCCAGATAATCCTTCATATAATTTGGAAAGATGTGTAGATTTTTTTAAAGTTTTTTTACGGGTTGAAATTACTTTACGAGTATTATTAATTTGTTGAAATATAGGAATTGAAGTTTGCATCTGAAAATATGTGTTGAAAAAAAGAATATTTTTTAACGAGTTAAAAAAACCTTATTTGGTTTATTAGATGGCAGCCTCTATATTAAGAATTCTTCATAGTGGAGTTCAAGATACTAGATTATTATATCCGAAAGGGCAGCCAAGTATTGAAATGTTTACAAAAGCATTTATCCGTAGTGGAAGATTTACAACACAGTGGGTAAGATTAGATTTTGATACTATACCAAATTTAAATACAAGTTGCACTTTAACACTTCCAAGAAAGGGACATTTAATTACAAGACTGTATTTGGTTACAACGATGCCCGATATAGCAACAATACAATTACAAGCACAGAGAAATAGTAATTTTGTAGGACCGTATTTTGGTTGGACAAATAGTATTGGACATGCTTTAATTAATGAAACCACTATTAGTATTGGAGGAGCAAAAATAGAACGTCTTGATGGAAAACTTATGGAAATTATGGATGAATTTTATAATCCTCTTGAAAAACAACAATCAATGAATAAATTAATTCACAGAAAAGATAATGGGTTTAATTATAATAGTTTTGGTGTAATGGATGGAAGTCCTTCTGTAATTGTAACTCCATTGCCTTTTTGGTTTAGTTGTGGAGATAGTGGATTGGCGTTACCTATTGATGCGATTCAAGCAGATTTAGTTCAACTATCTATTTCTTTCAATCCAATTAATAATTTATATGTAAGTTCTGCATTTCAACAACTTCCAAATGGAACTCCAACTGCGGGTGATGCTTATTTTCCTTTATCTAATTCTCAATTCTATATAAGTAATAATTCTGGTTCAAATGTATATGGATTATCTGGTTTAGTAAGTGCTATACCTGGAATACAAATGTCTAATACATTTAATTTAGGCTCAACATATGTCTTAGCAGAATATGTATATTTAGATAAACCTGAAGCAAATAGATTTCGTCTTTCTGATATTAAAATTCCAATAGTTCAACATTATAAGTTTGATCCAGTTGATACTCAAGGATTTAATAAATTAAACTATAAATTTAGTGTTCCAAATCCAACAAGAAATTTATTATTATATCTAAATCGGTTTGAAGCAATCCGTTATAATGCTACTTTTCTGGCATCAAGAGATTTGAGTGGAACATTTTATGATAAAGATGCATCTGGTAATCCTAATATACCCACCTCTACTCCATGGTGGCCTGATGCTTCTGGTTTAGAAGATTCTCAATGGTTAGGTAATATACGTGGTGGATTTAGTACACGAGATTCTGAACCATTAAATCGTATTGCTTTACAATATGAAGGTAAATTAGTAAGATTTTTATCAGATTGTCCTAGTTTATTTCGCAGCATTCTACCAAGTCTTGAAATGAAAAAAAGTCCATGGGTTAACCGATACTATTACACTTTAATGTTTGGATTTCAGCATGGATTATTACCACCTTCTTTACCATCTGGCGAAGCAAATTTAGACAAAATGTTAAATATTGAATTACAACTTGGATTACATCCAAATACGGGAAGTATTAATGTTAATAATGTTCCACGATATTATATGAATCTTTATGCGGAAACATATAATATATTAAGAATATATGGTGGTCGTGCTGGATTATTATTTGCATACTAAATCTATTTTTTCAAATACAGACCATCCGTTTCGCTGATTTCGTTCCATAAATTTCATTTTCCAAGAAGAATTATTCTCTAATTCTTCTACAATCTTCTTACACTTTTCAGTATTAATATCATCTAAAATAAAAACTTTTATTGATGATTCTAACTTTTTATATTCTAAATATGTTAAATATTCAGAACCATCTAATAATACTACATCTGGAGTAAATTCTGCAAAATCCATATATTTTGCGCTATTTAAACTTGATAAATCATCTTTTAGCCATTCTGTATTAATATTTTCAAATAATTCTAATAATTCATTAATATGTGTTGGAAAATCTTCCCATTTTAAAATGGACGCATTTTCAATATGTATATATTTTATATCTTTATATTTTTCTTTTGCGATTTCATATAATTGTTTATTTATTTCTAATGACGCAAAACAAAAAGAAGATGGATCTCTATTCTCAAATCCTTTCGCAAAACAATATGTGGAACCGCCTCCATTCCATGTACCAATTTCTAAATAATTTCTAAATCGTATATCATTTGCATATTGTGCGATAACTTGTCCCATAGAATCATTATATTTTATCTGACCATCATTCATAGATATTGGCAAACCTATCATTTCTCTTCTTTCTTTGTAAATGTTCTTTTAGGTTTCTTATTATTTTCATAAATAGTTTTGGCTGCTTCTAGAGTTAACATCTTAACATCAAGACCACTTGGAACAGATACAAATATTGGTTTCTTATTACCGAGTATTTTTTTATACATATAAGGACCATATTGACCTGTTTTAAAGATATACTCTCCTAATGTATGTAAAGTATCATTTATTCCTTTTTTATCTAACTTTTCTACTATACTTTCTATTGTATCATCTGTTTTTAATGAAATATTTTTTCCATCATATTCAATATATTCTCCAAACTTTCCTTTCTTGCGAATCATAGGCTTTTCATCATGATATCCAAATATATCTAGTTGAGTTTTTTCTTCTAAGAATTTATTAACAAGATGATCAGTAATTTTTTTAAAATCAACTCCTACTGGCCATCCTAGAAATTGTTTATCTTTTATTAAACAAGGACCATTTCTAGTAATGACTGCTTCATAACCATTACTTAGAATTGTTTTCTTAGAATTACTAATTTCTTTTGTTGGAATTTTCTTTAAAGTTTCATATTTATCTTTATAAGAATTATATGTATCATTACATACTAATTTCCATTCTTCAGTTCCTTTTTCAACTAAATCAAGTCTATCTTCCATTTGTTTTGTAAATCCAAAATCAAATAATTCTTTGAATTCTTTCATACAAAATTCATACACTTGGATTCCTAGAATTGTAGGCATCATTTTCTCTTTATCTCCAGATTTCATTTTAGAATCTATTTTTTTATCACATGGCCAAATATTTGGTTTAAGAATATATGTTATCAATTTTAGTTCCAATTTAGGTTCTTTATCAATTTTAACATATTCTTTATCAACAATCGCTGCAGCTAATGAGGCAAATGTGGATGGACGACCAATACCTTTCTTTTCTAATTCTCTTACAAGAGTTGCTTCGTTATAGCGTGAAGCCGCATTTGTAATCTGTTGATTTGCTTGGAGAGTTGTCCAAATAATTTTACTTCCAAGTATTAGATTCTGGGATATATTCCACTCTTGAATATCTTCTTCTTCATCATCATCTAACTTAGTTTCACTTTGACCAACGATTTTCCATCCTTGAAAAGATGTTTTCTTCCATATTCCTTCATATGTAAAAGTATCATCTTCTATTTGCCATTGAATTCTACGTTCTTCTCCTCTAGAAGCACTCATCACGCTTTGTAATGATCGTTTATAAATAAGATTATAAACATTTTTTTCTTGTTGATTAAAATCTGCTGATAAAGTTGCTAGATTAAAATGTGTAGGTCTAATACATTCGTGGGCATCTTGTCCTTTTACAATACCTTCTACTTTCTTTACTTTTTTCTTTTCTCCTCCTAAATATTCTTTGCCATATTTATCTTCAACTAACTTCTGAGCCTCTATCACTGCTTCTTCTGATAATACAGCACTATCAGTTCTCATATATGTAATATGTCCTGATTCATAGAGTTTCTGAGCAATTCTCATAGTATTTTTAGGATTCGATCCATATAACGCAGATGCTTCTTGTTGAAGAGAAGAAGTAATAAGAGGAAGTGGAGGATTTTGAGATGTTGGTTTTGTATTAACATTTGTAATTATAGCAGTTGGAGTTGTATGAACATTTTCAAGATAATTTAAAGCAGATTCTTCATCTTCTAATTGATCTGTCATTGTTCCATTAAATATATTTCCTTTATAAGACCAAGGGCCATTGATTTTCCAGAAATATTGATTTTTAAAGTTTTTAATTTCATTTTCTCGTTCAACAATTAGTCTTAATGCGGGAGTTTGACAACGTCCAGCAGATAATGATGGACCAACAAATCGCCAAAGAAGAGGAGAAATCGTAAATCCTACCATCAAATCTAAGACTGCTCGTGCTTGTTGAGAATTTACACGATTCATATTAATTATTCTAGGAGTTTTTACAGCATTTAATACAGCATTCTTAGTAATCTCGTGAAAGACAATACGAGGATTTGTTGCTATATTTAAATGAAGAGCAATCGCAATAGAATATGAAATTGCTTCACCTTCACGATCATCATCAGAAGCAAGATATACTTTAGTAGCAATTTTAGCAGCATCTTTGAGTTGAGTAATTGTTTTAAATTTATCTTTCATAAATTCATAATCAGGTTTAAAACCATCTTCAATATGAAGTGCTTTTAAATCTTCTACTAGATGACGAATATGTCCCATTGATGCGAGAACTTTCCACCCTGTTCCAAGAAATTCTTGTATCTTAGAACATTTTGCTGGACTTTCAACAATAATAAGATTCATTATATAATATTATTATGAATTAAACTGATTTAATTTTATGATTTTTTTACCTACTAATTTCTATCAACGAGAGTTTTCTTGTAGTATATCTACAAAATAATTCTTTAATCTAAAATTATATAAATAATGTGTATGAATAATTAAGACTATCAAATAAAAGATAAAAATGTAATTATTAAAGCCTAAAACCCATATATTATATTTTATTAGAATGAATGATATATGTTTAATAAATGATGAAGATGAAGAACATAATCAATTTAATTTTCGTAGATTTACACAAGAAGAAATTATAAAGAAAAATAATCCATTTGAAAGAACTAAGAAAAAAGAAGTTACATTTCCCTTTTTATTCCAAAAGAAAAAAGTAGAAACTAAAGCTATTACAATAAGTTTAGAAGATATTATAAACCAAGTAAAAGATTTATCATTTAATAGTCCAATCTATCCTTTATTATATTCTCCAAAAACACCTCCTTATTCTCCATATGATATATCTGAAAATATAGTGCCATATTTGAATCTAAATGAATCTAATCAGACTACAGATCTATCAAATAATATAATATCTAATTTAAATACGAATGAATCTATGGATATAGATGACAAATAATATAGCATATTTAATTAATTCAACTCCAAAATATTATTATATTTTGGAATTACATTTAGTATTGTTAAGAAGATATGCTCCTAATCTAAATTGGCAAGTGTATTTAGCAACTGAAGAACCAGAACATCCAGTATGTAAATTATTAGTAGAAAAATATAATGTGAAATTGTTATTACTAGAAAAAGAAAATACTTCATTTCTGATGAGTCGAAAACGTAGCCTAGAATTATTACCAGAAGAAGTAACTATTGTTCTTCCAATGCAAGAAGATTTTCTTTTAGAAAGATTTATTAATGAAAATGCTATAAAGAATTCTGTTAATTATTTAGATGAAGATCCAAGATTATTTTGTGTTCGATATATGCCTTGTCCTGGACCTCAAAGTTCTGAATCTTATTCAGAGTGGTTAAGAATCTTAGAAGAATATGATATATATGGATTTACATTTCAAGCAACTCTATGGAAACGTCTTTACTGTCAACAATGGTATGATGCTATTACAAAGAAATCTAAAGAATATTTTAATATTGATTCTAAAAGATTAGAAGTAGATATAAATATTGCCGAAAATGCGGATGGACAAAAATTATATTATTCATTATTTAAAACAATGATACAAATAGGATGGCCCAGAGTGTATAAAGAATCAAATGCGGTATATCATTGTCCTTGGCCTTATAGACCTACAGCAATTGTGAAAGGAGTTTTACAACCATTTGCAAAAGAAATAGCAGTTAGAGAAGGAGTTAAAATTAATTCTGATTTCCTGAATTTGTAATAGTTACAAAAACAGAATTTTTATCACCAATATTATTATTTATATTAATTGTTGATTTATCTAATCCTGATCTAAATACATCAAATCCGCGATTAACATTTAATGATCCAATACCATCAGAAATATAATGAACTAACCCAAAATTAAAATTAGAATTCACAGTTAATGTATCAACTTCAAATCTCATTGGAAGAATATAATTATTAGATAATATACGATAATTTATAAATGACGATACTCCATAAGGATATGAAGAATTAATTTGAATATATTGTTGAATACCTGATTTTATTATTGGAATATTGGAATTTGCGGTTGTATAAATCAAATGACTAGAAAGTGATAATAAGTTTTTTATACTAGAATTACCTTCTGGATATAATAATATATTAGAAATAGAAGAAGGTTCCATAACGGGTGAAAGTGTAAAATTAGGATAATAATCAATAAACATACGTGAAGAACCATTAGGATTTAAATATTTTGTTATACAAGAAAAATTATATTGAAAACTACTAAAATAAGCATCGCCATTATTTGGTAAAACTAAGCTATTTGCTAAAGTTGACATATTAATTTTACCAGTATTTCCTTTATAACCAATTGAAGACATTAAATTTGGATAATTTAATATATTAAACATCGTACTTGGTAAAACATAATTTATTGTGCTAGCAATTGTACTTGTTAAGGAAGGAATTCCAAAATTTACAACTGAATTTGTATAAGATGTTGATATATATAATTCTGATGTCATAGATGAAAATTTTAATACTCCAGTTGTATCATTCGCATTTAATAAATGTTGTCCGGGTACAGAAATTGTATTATAATTAAATCCTTCTATTGAACTTAAGGAAACAAATGATGTTGTTCCATCGCCATTTGCGGATAAGACAAGTGATGATGGAATTGGATTATTATTACTAGTTAGAAATCGTAGAGAGTTTAATTGTAAAATATCTAATTGCATAGTTTTACGTGATGTTGTCATATTCCTTTTTTATGGTGCTATATTTTGAATAGACAAGTAATACGAAGAAGTAGAATCCATATAGACTTGTACGTTACTTGAAGCAAACCCAATATTTAATCCAGAAGCATATGCATTAATAAATCTATGATTTAATAAATAAGGATATGAATAATTATTATTAATTACTGAGCCTGGAATATTAATTCGTAAAGGTTGTTGAAATAAATTAGAAGAAGAATTATTCATTGCTAAAAATTTTGTTTGTTGCTGAATACCTATAGTTGAACCATTATATTGAATAAAAGAAGATATATGATATATCTGAGGATTTGAATTTGTATTAATTTGAGGAAATATAATATTTGGATATATTTCTAAACTTATATTTGTTTTATTATTTATATATGATGAAAATATATTTAATTGTGTATCTAATGTGCTTACATAAAGATCTAATCCAGAATTAAAAGATTTTATAGCATTATTATTTCCTTTATAAGCAATACTAGAATTATAAAAACTATTATAGAAATAAAAATTACTAATTGTGCTGATAGTTACATTAATATTAGAACCAGCAATAACTAAAGCAGAAGCAGTATTTAAATAAATATTTTGTTTTTTATTTAATAAATCGGTAGAACTACTTATTAAATTATTATTTACTGTTATTATTGTTGAAAAGAGAGATCCAGAACTTATATAACCAATTGTTCCTAATCCATTAATAGAACTTTGTACACTTAATGAACTAATGTATCCAGTTGTTCCAAGATTATTAACCGTATTTGATAAATACGAGGTGCTGACATAGCCAAATGTTCCTAATCCAATTAATGAACTTCTAAGAGATAAAGTACTTACATATCCAAATATTCCTAATCCTTTTAATGAACTTGTAAGACTTTGAGAACTAATATATCCAGCAGTTGCTAATCCATTGATTGTACTTGAATATGTAAAAGAACTTACATATCCATATGTTCCTAATCCATCTATTGTACTTTGTAATGTAGCACTACTAATATAACCAATTTGTGCTAATCCGTTTACTGTACTCGTCAAATTAGGCGTACTTAATGAACCCGGCAATACACCTGTAGAAATAGCATACATAAAATTAGTAATACTATTAATTGTTGATGGTAAGTATCCTACAATCTGACTTTGAGTACTCATATTATAAAATGTATCTTCCCATAAAATATCACCAAATCCATCCGTTGATAATATATAATTATTAGAAATTGGATAATTTGTAATTGGATCTATTGCTAATAAACTTCTATAAAGTGTTGGATCCATAATCGTTCTATCTTAGAAAAAGAATCAATACTCATAATAAGTAGCGAAGTTAACCATGACAGGAAATGGTGGATTATTACAACTTGTTGCAACAGGAAAACAGGATATATTTCTAACCGGAAATCCACAAATAACTTGGTTTAAGATGGTATATCGTCGCTATACTAATTTTGCAATTGAATCGCAAGCAATGTTTTTTGATGGAGATCCAGACTTCGGAAAACGATTATCTTGTTTAGTTCCACGACGAGGTGATTTACTTGGTCCTATTATATTAGAAGTTACATTACCTGCTTTAACACTTACTGATGGAACTCCCGTATCCTATGTAAATTCTATTGGACATGCTTTGATTGATGAAATTACTCTAGAAATTGGCGAACAAGAAATTGATACACAAACTGGCGAATGGATGGAACTCTGGTCTAATATGACTACTACTACAATGCAAAGACAAGGATTTAATGATATGATTGGAAAAGTTGATGACTATATTCAACCTCAAAATTTTGGTCCTTTAAAATTATATATTCCTTTACGTTTTTGGTTTTGTAAAAATCCGGGTCAGTATCTACCCCTTATTGCTTTACAATATCATCCGATACGTATCAATATTAAATTAAATCCTTTACAAAACCTTTTCTTTAGTCCTGCTTTAGCAAATTCTAGTATATGTAATACTCTTTCTGTAAATCCTGTAAAAATTACTGATATGAGAATGTTTGGCGATTATGTATATTTAGATGTTGAAGAACGTAGAAGATTTGTAAGTAATACACATGAATATCTAATTGAACAAATTCAATATACTCCTCAGATTTCTATTCCAGTTGGGGCGACATCTTCGGCTGTTCGTCTTGAATTTAATCATCCTATTCGTGAATTATTATGGTTTGTTCAACGTAATCAAATGATTACAAATCACGAATATTTTAATTATAGTTCTACTAGTATTCTTGAATCTGGTGCTCGCAAAGATCTTTTACAAGATGCTATTGTTCAACTTGATGGTTATGATAGATTTGATAGAAGAGACGCTGGTTATTTTAGATTAGTTCAACCTTATTATCATCATACATGTGTGCCTAATAATTTATTTATTTACAATTATTGTTTTGCTTTACAACCAGAACAATTACAACCAACTGGAAGTATTAATGCAAGTCGTATTGATAGTTTTGTATTACAAATGAATATTGTACCTGATGCTACAAATGGTTCGACACCACCAAGAGGAAATGCATATACCCGAGTATATGCTACAAACCATAATATTCTACGAATAGTAAATGGATATGGTGGAATATTATTTACTATATAAATAGGTTATGACTACATTAAATCCAATAAATTTATTAGCAAAACCAGTTTCTTATCTTAGAACTGGCACCAATACATTTATACCACCTTTTCCTTTATGGTTATATAAATATCTTGCTGCTTTTCCAGTAACAGGATTATTAGGATTAGATCATTGGGCAATTGGTTCTCAATTTACTGGTTTAGCAAAATTATTTATTAATATATTAACACTTGGTTCATGGTATGCTTTTGATATTGTTCAAGTATATAATAAACAAGATATAAGACACAATGGATTAGATTATCCTTTTTTTGATTTTGGAAAAATTGCTATAGGCAAAATTGACGATGAACCTATGGAAAATATGAGTAAAAATACTCAAACTTGGTTATTTATACTTGCTACATGTGCTTTTGGTGGATTATATTATATATCAACATTTTTTTTAACAATGTCAACTGATGCTTTCTCTAGTGCTATAAGATTTATTAGCAGATCTTCATTCTATATTGCTCTAGCATTAGCAGCATTTACATTATTCTTTTATATTACAGCAAAAACATCTAATTTAATCTCTACAATTACAACGACAAATCCAGTAACATCATTATTACAATCTAGCGGTTTATCTACTAGTATTTTACCAAAATCTGGTGTTGAATCCGCATTAGGTTTAATGGGCGGAGGAGGAGATTTACAAGAAATTGCTAGAAATGTTCTTAATGGTGGTAAACGTGATAATTTAGATCATTATTATTTTTTTTCTTTATTACTTTTATTGCCACTAAGTGGATTTATTGCTTACAATATAAAGAAAAATAAATAATAGAATCTATAGATGAAATATCTAGAAAATCATACACAATTTGAACAACTTATTGGACGTGCTCCTTGTGATTTTGAACTTCCTGAACTTGTAGTTATTTGGTTTAGTGCCGAATGGTGTGGACCTTGTCGCAAAATCAATTATGAATTATTAGAATCACGTTTTCCAGCATCATGGTTAAAATGCGATATTGATAAGAATGATTATACGGCTGGATATTGTGGTCTTCGTTCTATTCCTAGTTTTATTGTAATCTATAAAAAGAAAATTCTTGGAACAAAATCTAGTTCAAATACTCAAGAAATTCTTTCATGGTTAGAAAGTCTTTTGTTAAAATAGATGTATGATTATTTAATAATCGGTGGAGGAATCTCTGGATTTTATTGTGCTTTAGAATTAATAAAACACAATAAAAATGTATGTTTATGTGAAAAATATGCCGATTTAGGTGGTAGAACTTTATCATATAATAAAGATGGTTATAATTGGGAAATAGGTGCTGGAAGAATTTCTGAGAAACATAATTTAGTTATTAATCTTATGAAAAAATATAAACAACCACTTACTTCTATTAGTAGTGATTTATTATATAAAGATAATTGTATAGAAGAAAATTTATTTGAAAATAATATTAATAATATATTTGGACCGTTAAAAGATCTTAGTAATGATATTTTAGCAAATAACACACTCAAAGATTTATGTTATAAAATTCATGGTAAAGAAAAAACAGATAAATATTTATCTAGATTTCCTTATAAAGCAGAAGTTACAGTTCTACGAGCAGATTTAGCTTTAAAAAGTTTTAGCAATGAAATGGGAACACATGAAGGATATTATACAGCAAAGAATGGATTTTCAGATTTAATACATGCTATGAAGGATGATTTTATTTCTCAAGGAGGTATAATATTTACAAATTATGAATTTATAAATATTAATGATAAAGAATGCATTTCATGTGAATTTATTGTTAATAAAAAATCTAAAATAATTTTACATACTAAAAAACTTATTTGTGCTATTGAATCTGAGAATCTAAAAAAAATATCTTATTTTAATAATCTTAAAGTATTACAATTATTACAAATGGAACCTTTATTACGAACATATGGTGTTTTTAAATCTGGATGGTTCTCACAACTTCCAAGAATTGTAACTAATAATCCTATTCGCTATTTTTTACCAATAAATTATGAAAAAAATATTGCGATGGTAAGTTATACAGATTCATCTGATACACAAATATTTCATAAAATATTAAAAAAATATGGTGAAGAATCTCTTGGAAAATTTATTTATAATAATCTTACTAAATTATTTGGATTGATTCCATCTATGACATATTTTAAAGCCCATTATTGGAAATATGGCGCTACTTATTGGTTACCCGGTAATTATGATCCAATATTAGAATCAAAAAAATCATTAAAACCATTTGATTCTGAAATATATCTGATAGGAGAATCATATAGTTTAAAACAAGCATGGATGGAAGGCGCTTTAGAACAAACAGAAAAATTATTTACTACTTATAGATTATGATAGATACACATTTTATTTTAGCAATATTTCATCTATTTATAGTTGTTCCATTTTTATTATATATATTTATTCAAAGAGCAGCAACACCAGATTATATTTATAATATTTTACTAATTGTTGGATTATTTATATTAGTTTTTCACACTTATAAAGCATTACTGCGATATAGTGCTAATTCAATTTATCTATGGATTAATTTAATACATATTATTCTAATTGCTCCTTTACTTATTTATATTGGTTTTAATGCTAAGAAAGTATCAAGCCCAGCCTATGAACTACTAGGTTTGCTAACATTCGCAGCGTTTGGTTATCATCTGTATTCATTAGTAAAAATAACTCAATTACATGCGGATGATGAATAATATGAGATGATTTTGCCCAAAATTCATCAGATTTATAAAAAATCATATTAATTCCAATAATATTAATATTAATATTTTTTGAATTATAATATTTTGTATGATACCTTTCATTTATACAATCATTATCACTGTCTATATAATTTTTTGAAAATCCACCCATTTCAATAACTTTTTTATCAAATATAAATAATTGGTCATCAACTACTACATCAATTTCATAATTATAATAACTACTATCTTTATACATATTCCATGCTCCCTCGCCACCTACAGTTAAACCATAAGGAATATTTCTTGGTCCATTATATACTCTTGCTCTTCCATTTATAGAATTGGGTAATAAAGAATTAAAATTAATTGGTTCTAATAATTTAACTTCAGGGCGAACTTTTATAAACCAATCATAATCTAAAGTATTTTGAGAAATAAAATCACATATTTTATCTAACTGTTTTTTTGTATTTATCATCTTATATTTAAATGTTATAATATCTTCATAATTTATAAAATCATCTTCACTGGATATACCAGCATAATCAACAATATATCCAGTTTTTTTAATAAATTCATTAAAAATCATAATATTTGATGCTAATGATTTATGCATTTTATATGATGATATAATAACAAGAATACGCATATTAATTATAATATAATAGTATACTTTAAGCAATACTTTCAATTATCTTTTGTGCTTGGATATCATCTGTCTTAATACATCCTAGCGCATGATAATAGAACGCCGTCATTGAGTGAAATTGATTCTTACAACATAAACATACATTATTTTCATCCATAATATCATCAATTTCATTCTTAAAATGCTTACGAATTACATGAATTCTACGATTTGCTTTAGTAACTGCTTCAAAATTACAGTTATCAATACAGCATTTATACATATTATCTTTCTTTGTAGAAATCTTATGTTTTGATGCTTTATGAACTTCTAATGATGTTTTCTGAAGAAAATCTTTCTTACAAATATCACATTCATATGGAAGTTTTCCTTCATGTTTTAACATATGGTAATACATTGTATTCTGCTTCTCTTTTACAACATTACAATTAGGACAGACAAAATGACCTTGTTCATTTTTAATATATTTAGATGAAGATGACATGATATACAATATATGTTAAAAAAAAAGTTTCAATTTTTTAGGATTTTTTACTATTTAAAACTATTCTAATAATTTTAAATATGAAAGTATTAACTCTTGCGATTGGAGAAGATTTTCGTAAAAGTCTTAGCAGAGCATTAGATTCAAAAAAGAAATATTGTGAAAAACATCATTATCAATATATTCTCGGTGATGAAAAATTCTGGGATCGAGAAAAACCAATTCCATGGTCTAAGATTCCATTCCTTTTATCAGTTCTTAATTCTTCGCCAGATGGAGAATTATTTTTTTTAAGTGATGCAGATGTGTATATTACCAATATGGATTTTGATATTGAGAAATCTATAGTTCCTCTTCTACCTAATGGAAAAGATTTATTAATGACTATAGATTCATGTGGACATATTAACGATGGTAATATTCTGATTCGTAATTCTAAATGGTCAAAAGATTTTTGGAAACGTGTTTCTGAACAAACAGATTTGCTATATCATCCTTGGTGGGAAAATGCTGCTGTTATTAAATTACTAGAAAAGAATCCTTCAGATTTTGCTAAAACAGAAATTACAAATAAATGTAATCTATTTAATGCTTATATTCAAGGTATCCCTGGCATGCCTCTTTGGACACCCGGTGATTTTCTCGTTCATTTTGCTGGAATCTATGATGTAAAACGAATGAATGAACTTATGGACGAAATTGACGTGGGTAAAACTCCTAGAAAAGAAATTTGGGATCGTTAAATAATTTCTAAAGATTTAGTATAGAATGAATAATAACGGAAATAATAATAGCGGAAATAATAATAGTGGAAATAATAATAGTTCTAATATTGACGATGAGTTAAATGGCAATAATAACTCTAATATGGATGGTGGTCGCCGCAGACGCAATACTACTCGTAAGAATAATAATACCATGGAAGGTGGTGCTAAGATTCCGGCAGTAGGAAGTCATGCGCAAGTATGGCATGGAACTGCTCGTCATACAAGTGGAGGACTTACTAAAAAAGATTTAATGAAAAATAAACGTGGAAAGATTATCAGTCGAAAGAAGCATGCTCTTGGNAAGAAAGCATTAAAA